AGTACAAAGGAAATCAAAGAAGAGATAAAATAAGCCGCAACCTCGTAGACTACGAAGCTGGCAGAACCATACTTGAAACTGCATTAGGAATAATCAGAAAGAAGGACGTAACGCAAACAGAACTATTTGATGTATAATCTAATTTCAACAATAACAGAACTGCCTAAGTTAGTCGGATGTCACGACTTCCCAACTGACCAACAAGGTATGCAGCTAATTAAGCTAATCAGCGACTTCATAAACGAAGAATACCATTACAACGGGCATCAGGTTAAAGAGGCATTTCTAAAGGCTGTGAAACGTGAGTTGTTTCTAGATGGTAGACGCGTAGACCCTTCAACCTTTGGGCAACATCTTAGCGTTAACGTGGTCGGTCAGGTGTTAACAGCTTACAAAGAATCATTGAGAGATGGCAAGGCAAGACCACAAGCATACAATTACAACCAACTTCCAGAGGTGAAGAAAGAACCGTTAACACCGAAAGAGGCATTGCAAATGATTGTAGAATGGTGTAGAGAGGATAACCGTTTGCCATTGTCTGCGCCTTACAAAACAGCGTATCAATACTTGATTGAAACGAACAGAATTAAGCCCGTTGAAAAGAATAGCAATAGGTTTGCGGATAACGAGTTGCTGGAGCGTAAAGCGGTAGAGAAGTGGTTAAAGGATAAAATTTTGAAATAACGGAATGGTTACCTACATTTGACTAAACGAAAACAAACAAAGATGAAAAAATCAATCAAACTAACACTAGAACAAGCGCGTGAATTGCTTGGAAAAGACGAAACAATGGACACGTTAATTCGCGCTAATTTCACAGAGGATGAACTAAAGCCGAGAGTTAAACGGTGGGAGGACTTGACAAATATTGATGGATGGTATGTTAGCACACCTTCAAGTATTTATGAAGTAGATTGCTTACCAGATGAGGATAGTAAAAACATCTTCAAAAAGAAAACACAAGCCGAAGGAGTGCTTGCAATGGCACAATTGTCTCAACTAATGGCTGATATCAATGGAGACTGGGTGCCTGATTGGGAGGATGATACGAATAAATATATTATTTATCAATATGAAGGAAAAGCATACAAGGATTTTTCTTACTATGAATCATATTTTTTAGTCTTTAAAACAGAAGAAATACGAGACCAGTTCTATGATGACCATATCGAATTGATTAACGAGTTCTTTAAGATATATCAATAATGACAATAGAAGCAAAAGAATACCTACAAGTTGGATATAAACCAGAAGTGTTTGAGCGCGTACATCATTACGAGTACCGAAAGATTAGAAAAACGGCTGTTGATGCTAACCCTAATTGGGACAAAAAACAATACCCAGACCATCACATTTGGCACGTAGACCTCAAACAGTTTGTAAGAGAGTGTCCAAACAAATACGACCTGATTCATTTTACGTTTGAGCCAACGGAATACGAAGAGGCTTTGTTGAGTCAGGTATTGGATGAAGATGGAGAAATAATTGTACTATGAAAGCGAGCGAATTGAGAATAGGGAATTTTGTTCAAGACAAGAAATATAAGAGGGCTTGGCGTATAAATCATTTTCTGGGCGTTCAAGTTGTCGAGGTTGATCATTGGATGTTTGAATATGAAACAGACGATTGTCACGAACCTAACATTTATGACCTAGAACCAATCCCACTAACAGAGGAATGGTTTGAGCGTTTTGGGTTTGAATGGAATCATTCTAGAACTGCAATGATTATTTCTTTTGGCACTTCAAAAAAGATTGTTTGGGAGTCAAAAATTCCAAAAAAGGTTTATGTTGCAATTGGTAGAGAAATGGAACAAGTAAACACTAACGGGGTTCACAAACTTCAAAACCTTTACTTTGCACTAAGTGGTGAGGAACTTACGTTAAAATGATTGAAATAAGCGTTAACGAGGTATTTTGGGAATGTTTAACTACTGATAATATGTAAATATTTAGTATATTGCATAGCTGTTCAGTTATGAAAATACTTAAAAAACCCATCTTTAGAACATTGCCTTATCGCATAAGCGAGACTGGACAGCCTTTGTTTTATTGATGGGTGTTTTTATTATGAGTAAAGAAGTTTGGTTACCTGTTAAAGGATATGAAGGTATTTATGAAATATCAAGCAAAGGAAGGTTAAAGAGTTTAGATAGACTTGTAGATAATTATGGTGGTAAAACATTATTTAAAGGAGGCATAAGAAAGCAGTCACTTGATTCTTATGGTTATGTTAGGTACAATATGAGTAAGAACTCAAAAACAAAAGGTTGCTTTGGTCATAGATTAGTTGCAGAACACTTCATTGACAACCCTGAAATGAAGCCTCAAGTAAATCATATCAACGGAATAAAGACGGATAATAGGGTTGAAAATTTAGAATGGTCAACTCCATTTGAAAACATAAAACACTCTATTGAAATGGGTTTGCAAAATGTAAACAAAGGTGAAGATGTTCATTTTAGCGTATTGACAGAAAATCAAGTGCGTGAAATAAGAGAGAAATATAAGCCAAGAAAATATACATTTAAACAGTTAGGTTTAGAATATGGTGTATGCTATCAAACAATTCAATGTATAGTGCGTAGAAAGTCTTGGAAACATATTTAAATGGCTGAAATAAAAATATCAGACAAAATAGTTCCGTTCTTAGTCTCCAAAGCTAGGTATCAAATGTTACGAGGCGGAAGAGGCTCAGGAAAATCACATAGCGCAGCATTAAAAATGATTTTCGGGCTTTTAGGAATTGACCCATACCTAGATGAAAATGGTGATTTATCATTTAGGAAATCAACAGCACACTTTAGGGGTGTTATATCGCGTGATATTATGGAAAATATACGTGACGGGCAATACCAAGATATAATAGACTTAATAAAGCTATATGAATTAGAGGATAGAATTGTAGTTGGTAAGTCTCCGTATTCATTTTATTGTCCTGAAACTGGTTTCAACATTATAGCTAAAGCAACAAGGCAAAGTAGAAATGATGCCAAAGCTAAAACAAAGGGTATTAAAGACCCTACTATGATTTGGGTTGATGAGTTGCCTGATATGGAAAAAGACCATTTCAGAAAACTAGCAATGTCTGCACGTAAGATTGGCTCACATTGTCAAATTATATGCACACATAATACAGACATTTCTGAAGAACATTGGGTTAGAAAAGAGTTCTATGAGACTAAAAAAGAAAACTCATTTTATCTTCACGGAACTTACAAAGACAATATAGATAACTTATTACCAAGTGCGATTGAAGATTACGAAAGTCTCAAGATAACAAGTCCTGAAGATTACGCTGTTGAAGTTCTTGGAGAGTGGGGTGCTAAGAAGGTTGTAAGACCATTTGCAACGCAATACAAGCAAGAAAAACACCGCAAGGAGTGTACATTACAACCAAACAGAACTATATATCTTAACGTTGACTTTAACTTAGACCCTTTTGCAATTGGATTTGCTCACATTTGGGAAGATAAAGGAGGGTTTCACTTTCACAACTTTGACGAGTTCTCAATTGATTCAGGAAACCTTCACGAAGCTGCTAAACAAATCAAATCAAAGTATGGTCACTTGATGCATAATTTCCACGTTAGCGGTGATTATTCAGGTAGGGCTAGGTCTATGCAGTCTCCATCTAATGAGTCAAATTATGAACTTCTTATGAGGTTACTAGGGCTGAACATTAGGCAGATGGAACTAAAGCCTAACCCACGTCACGAAAACAGCCGAAGCGATGTAAACTTCTTACTTGCACACTCTGAAGATTTTAGAGTTGACCCAATTAACTCACCGCTACTAGAAAGAGACTTCAGAATAGTGGAGGTTGATAGCAACGAAAAGATAATTAAGAGCAATAGAGGCAATATTTCACAACAAGCCGACCATTTAGATAGATTCCGTTATCTTTGTAACACTCGCGTAGTAAAAGAATGGATTGCGAGGAAACAGCAGAACATACGTTAATGGCTTACGATAAAAACAAACTATACGACCAAGCGGTTAAGATAATTAAAGATGAATCAAAGGGTGTAATATTCATTGAAGAGGTTGTTGCATACCTACCTTGCACAAAGTCTACGTTTTACGACCATTTCCCTATTGATTCTGACGAATCGAACGCATTAAAAGAGTTAATTGATGCTAATAAGGTTAAAACAAAGTCTAAGATTCGCAAAGTGTTATCTAAATCAGAAAAGGCTGCTGAATTACTTGCATTGTATCGCCTAATTGCAACAACAGACGAACATCAAAAGCTAAATCAATCATACGTTGACCACACAAGTAAAGGCAAAGAAATGAAGAACAATGAGTTGACAGTAACAGTTAAAAAGATGGGAGAATGAGTTGCTACACTTGCACGGGCTGCACGGCTACAAAGGATATGAACCTTTGCTTTGCCGATGTTACTTTCGGAAACTTTCCAAATGGAACGGTTAACCTTACTTTTGTTTCAACGGTTGATGGTAGCGTTCAAATAGCAACGGGTACTGCTTCAGGTGGTTCACTTACAATAAATTCAGCCAACTTGCCTGACTTCATTAGTGGTGTTGCTTACAAGGTTACGAGTGACGTTGACTGGACTTTAGATAGTACGGTTAGAAGTTGCGTTAGTATTCGTTTTGTCTTGAAGCGAGATAACACTGGAATAGTTACAGGAACAAACGAAACGGTAGAAGTTTGCTAATCATAACACACATCTTACTAATTTCATTCATTATAGTTGGCATTCATTTAGCTGTAATGGAGTTAATATTCACTTTCATAGGAATACCAGAAAACATTTTTCTAGGGCTTAAGAAGTGGCAGCAGCATCTATGTAAACCGTTGTTCTATTGTCCTACTTGTATGGCTTCTTTTTGGGGTACGATTTGGTACTTTTACTTCGGTGGTGAATTTTACTATTGGTTGCCAGTAGTTTTTGCGGTTTCATTTCTGAATACTATATTTGCTAAATGGGCTTCAAACTAGGTCAAACGGTCTACTTAAAGACTGATGCAGAACAAGTCGAAAACATTATTGTAAGCAAGCGCGAGTTAGTTGGAGGTACTGTTATATTCACAATTGGCTCTAACGGTTCTTACTTCGATGTTTATGATGTTGAACTAAGTCCACACATAGACGAATTGAAACGTATGGGTGTAACTGTTAAGGATAACTAATGAAACTGATAGACAAAATACTAATAGCATTGCTGCCAATGCAACGCCTTGAGAACGCTAGGAAAGCTAAACTATCAAAGGGGAATCTTCAGTTTGAGTTCAAAGATGACTACGGGCGTAAATGGTACACGTTTAGAGACAAAGAAGATATGCCATTGTCACGCCTTGCAGAACAGCAAACGCACCTCCAATACCTTGCAAGTGGTCTAAGCGGTGAAATGTTTTCTGAAGCGATGGAAACGCTAACCGAGTGTATGGCTAATAATGACACTGTTAACGCTGGGGTTATCATTCACGACCTAAAAGAGATACCTAAGAAGATAACCAACCTTCACACGTTAATCAATCTAATAGCTGTTAACTACATCAGAGAGGACGAAGATTACCAAGTAGTGAACCATTCAATCCATCAACAAAAGTGTGACTGGATATTGCAGCAAGTTGAAGAGGGGTCTTTTTTTTTGTCGCAACCGAGTTTAAAAGCGTTGTTAAATCCGTTCAAGACTTCTGGTCAACTTTTGAAGGACAGCTTAAGCGTATTTCAAAGCCTGCTAAAAAGCCACAAGCAACGTCTAAGTTTAATTCGTTCGGAGATATCCAAAAGAGAATCAGCCGAGACAGATACAATTTAACAACCTTTCTTGAGAGCCATTTAGGCGGTGCTGATGTGTGTTACAAGTATTCGCGTCAAACTATCCTTATCAAATTAGTTACCTTTGTAGACAATGAATTGCAAAGGATAAAAGATGGCAGAAGTAGTAGCAAAGTATAAGCTAGATGTTAATGATGCGGTCAAGAACCTTGACAAATTACAAAGCGAAACTAAACAGCTTGACAATAACCTAGATAAAGCGGGTAAATCAGGAGCAAAGTCTCTTGAAAAAGTAGGCAAAGAGTCGAGTGTATTATCTTCAGCGTTTAAGAAGTTAGGAGGCGTTATTGCGGCTGCATTTGCTGTTGATAGAATCATATCATTTGGCAAAGAGGCTGTAAGAGTTGCTGCACAAGCTGAAGGTATTGAAAGGGCGTTTAACAAACTCAATAGACCTAATTTATTAGCAAACTTACGAAGAGCAACAAGGGGAACGGTTACAGACCTTGAATTGATGCGTAAAGCTGTAAGGGCTAACAACTTTCAGATTCCTTTGGATAAGTTGGCTACTTTCTTCGAGTTTGCCACAAAGCGAAGTATCGAAACGGGTGAAAGCGTTGATTACTTAGTTAATTCAATAGTCGATGGTATTGGTCGAAAATCCACGCTCGTACTTGACAACTTAGGAATCAGCGCAAGTCAACTACAAGAAGAGATAAAGCGAACGGGCGACTTTGGTCAGGCGGCTGCGAATATCATAGAGCAATCGTTAGAAGAAACTGGAATAGTAGCTGACACTACAAGCGTAAAACTTGCAAGATTAACAACAACTTGGAAAAACTTCACTAAAGAAGTTGGTGATTCTTTGATTGTTTTAGGTGACTTTATACTTAAGTTGGATGAGGTTGGAAGGGTTACAAACAGAAGTAAAGAGGCTTTAGAAGATAGAGTTGAATCAACGGCAGCCGCAGCAATATCAGTAGCTAAACTTTCTGCTGCAACTGGTGAAGAAATTGGTTTGATGCAACAAACTAGAATTTTGTTATTCGGTTTGACTGATGCTGAAGAAGAGTTGATTGCTAAGTATGAAAGGTCAATCAAAGCAAAAAACGAAGATGCTGAAGCTACAAGAAAAGGTAATGGTGCAATAACAGAATATGTCAGGTCTTTAGCACAACTAAACACCGAATTAAAGACGCTTCAAGAAGAGTTTCAAAACGCTGAAATAGGCAGCGATGCTTGGTGGAATGCTTTAGATAAGATTGAGAAAAAGACACAAGAAGTATTTGAGGCAGCAGCACTTTCAAATCTTAGTGACGCTTTAAAGGTAGACGTTGAAGAAATGCCTGATATTACGGGTTATGTTGTTGACTACCAAGAAGAGGTAGAGAGAACAACAGACATAGCAGATAAGCTATGGCAAGCGCACTTTGACGAATTGATGGCAAAGCAGGACGAGGCAGCCGCAAATGAAAAGAAAAACCTCGATTTGTCTTTAATGATTACTCAAGAAGTATTGTCATCTTTAGGTAGTTTTGCAACTTCTATTTCTCAAATAGTTCAGAACAAAATACAAGGAGACTTACAACAACTTCAAAAGCAATACGATGAAGGATTAATAAGCCGTGAAGAGTTTGAAAGAAAGCAAGTAGAATTACAAAGAAAATCAGCGCAAGCGGCTAAAGATGCAGCATTGTTTCAGGCTATTATAGGTACTTCACAAGCTGTAATTAACGCCTTAAGTAGTCCCGGAGTTCCTTTTCCTGTTGCTGCTGGATTTGCAGCATTGGCAGCCGCGCAAGGAGCTGTTCAAATAGCGGCTATTGTTTCAGAGCCATTACCTCAATTCGCTGAAGGTGGTTTGGTTGCTGAACACGGATTGCTGAAAGGTAAAACACACGCGCAAGGTGGCATTATGGTCGAAGCTGAAAAAGATGAGTTCTTTGTAAATGCTAAACGAACTCGGGAAAACTTAGGTCTGTTAAAGGCTGTTAATGATGGCACAGTTGAATCGTTTATAATGTCTAAGTACGTAAAGCCAATGATTGATGAAAGTCTTTACAAGGGCTTTGGAGATATTGGTAAATCAGCACAATTAAACGGAATAACAGCTAACTTGAAAGACCACAACATACTTCACGGTTTAGATAGATTGAGACAGTCTCAAACATACGGGTTAAATATGGTAGCTGGTAAACTAGATAAACTAAGCAACAGAAACACACGTAAAGGATGGTAACAATTACTTTTGATGGTATTGAAGTCGATAACCCGCAAGAGTGGGAAGATATGACCGTATCAATTGAATATGACCATACTAATCAAATTACGTCTATTGAGTACGACCAAACATTGACTTTTTACAATGATGGGTTTGAATACTTATACAACAAAAGAAACGAAAATTGCAATATTGTTGAAGTTGTGATAACTACATCTTGCAACGGTGTTGTTTTTCAATTAAAAGGAGGTATATTCATAACAGATTGCATATTTGACGAGTTAGAATGTGCTGTTCAGGTTATGGTACAAGATGATGGGTACTCAACACGTATTCAAAACAACAAAGGAATCAAAACAACATTATCTGCAACCGAAACAAAGAACGGTGAATCAATAACAGCACCACAAGAAACGATAGCAACATTCTTTACACCTTCAACAGGTGGATATAGTAACCCAATTAGAGGATACCGTATTTATGAAGTGTTTAAGTTCTTGGTGTCTTGGATGAGTGACAATAACGTAACTTTTGAATCGGATTACTTTAATGTTGGTGGTGACGGTTACGATGATTGGATTTGTAGCGGTGTAGATATTAGATTATCAACCGTTTCACCTATCAATGAGGCTAATCCACCTACCGTTTCATTTGAAGATATGTTTGAGGTGATGCGTAAGATTAAGAATCTAGCGATAGGATTTCAACGCGACTCGTCAAATAACCCAGTACTAAGAATTGAGCCATTAGAATATTTCAGAAACTCTTCAGTAGGGCTTAACCTTTCAAATGTAAACAAGACTGAATTAAGCTATATAAAAGAACTACTTTATGCAAAGGTTCGCATAGGCTCGAACATAATAATTCCAAGCGATTGCGATAACGGAAACACAAATTGTGCTGCATCAAACAATATAAGTTACTACGGATTTGAAGAAGAAGAATATTATATAACTGGCGAATGTAACGAGAACATTGAGTTAGATTTAACAATTCCTAACGGTTACGTAATTGACACGAATACAATTGAAGATGTGTTGATATATGGCAATGAAAACTATGATAGAGATGTTTTTCTAGTCAGGATATTTGAAAACACACCTTCGGCTTATAGGGCAACATCAACAGATGTTTTTAACATTGGTGCTTTTTGGTATAATGAAGCATACACAAATAAGGAAATACTATCAAGATATATCGACTATTTAACAGGCGTTTTAAATCTGTTTAGTCTTTATAATGGAATCAACTTGTTTTTATATGAGGGCAACAATACAAGCGGTTCTTTAAGCCCATTGCAGTCACCAACATATACAAGATACCCTTCAACGGTTGGCAACGGAATACCACTAAACAATCTTGTTTATGACCCATTCAACAGAATTGACACGGGTACTGAAAGATTCACACCTGTTGACGAGGGTAATTATCAATTTTGTGTCGGTGTTTCAGTTGATGAGTTTGGCTCTCCTGCTGGTGGAATTACAGTTCTTTTACAATTGGCAATTGACCAATATGATTCAACAGGAGCATTAGTCGATACATACTTTAGCGATGTTCGTTCATACTTAACAGGTAGCCAACCACAGTTTGAAGAGTGGGTTTCTCCTTTTATACCTATGGACGCTGGAGACTATTGTGTTTTTAGTGCTTATTATGCCCAAATTGGAAACCCCGCAGTAGTTGGTCAGGCTACCATATTTCTAGGAGGAACAACACCACAAGAGCAATACTTTCAATGTTGCGAGTCTAGGGTTGTCGTTCAAGATGCACAAGTTAATACAGGTCAAAGTAGAAGATTAGCTAAAACGTCATTTGAATACCCGATAAACCTATCAGAATTTAAAGAGTTTTACAACGATACAACTAAGCTAATAGGATTGTCAAATCAAAGAATTAATAGAGTGGGATGGAACGATTCTTTTAAGTATAGGTTGAATGATGGAATGAGTGAGTTATCAATCTTGTCAAATGATGTTTAGTACCTTTGTAAGAAATGAGCCTTGAAATAATACCATATCAACCAATTGCGTTTAACCTTGCTGAAAACTGTACACTACCTTGTGCAGATTGGATTCAGAAAATTGAGCGAACGGATATAACGAG